CCGGGAAGCATCCAATGACTTCCTTGACGCCAATCAGCGCCAGTGTGCCGGTCGCGTCCTGGTGCGTCTGCGTGCGGTCGGCGGTAGGATCTCCGGGGGATACCGTCAATTCATAGGCATCGTCGGTCGTTCCCTCGAAGATGATTGTCTTGCCGGCGCCGAGCGCAAGATGCCCATCGAGAATCACGTTCCCGGATATGGTGCCGCCTGCCAAGGGCAGATAAAGCGCATCGAACAGCGTCGTCAGCAGACTCTTGATGTTTCCCCAGGTCGTCTTTTTGGTAAGCGCGCTGGCCTCACTGTCGGAAAGCCCGAACGTGTCGTCGTCGTGCAGCGCGGTCTTGACATCGGATGCGGCAATCTTTGCCCCGAGGTTGACCGCCTCTTCCATCAGGTCAGCAGTCGGCCGGCACGCCACCACGTCACCGATTGACCAGGTAGTTGCCGAGCTTCCCTCCTGGGCCCTGCCTGATACGCTTCCAGTGACAGTGCCAGGCACGCCGATCGTGAAGGCATCGGACCCGGTATCGTGGCGCACCACATTCACGATCTCCTTGGTGCCGTCGGCCTTCTGCAGCGTGATTTTGGTATATTGGTTGTTGTCGACGCCGCCGTCATTGATGACCGGAAACCGCGTGCCCTGACCGGTATAGACGCTGAACGAAGTTGAGAGCGCTGTCAGGTTGCCGGCAAGCGTGCTGTTGGCGTTGTTCGATGCGACATAGACAAGGCTGCTCATTGGGTGGCTCCGGGTTTGACCAGGGCAAGGAACGCTGAATAGTGCGCTGCTGCCCGGCCTGAGTTGACGTGTTCATCGTCCTTCGACTCGCACCAGTGGATTACGAACCGCGCCAGGGCCGGCTCAACCGCGGCCGGCAGTTCGGTAATCGAATCGCTCAGCGCATACTCGGCTGGAACGCGGACGGATTCGACGTCGAGTACTTGCCCGCTGGTGGATGGCGGATAGACAAGAAAGCGCAGCGGGCTTCCCTCGATCGGCGCCCACTGTTGCGCGGCAGCCTGCGTATCTGATCGCCAGGCCGGCTTGAAGGCGTCCATCGAAGCGCGGTCAAACCGAGTCAGGCCAGCGCCGTTGTGAATGCTCAACACATTTACCAATGCGATGTCCGTCGTGTAGTTCAGCGTTTGCTCGGCGCCGGCGGCACAGGTGAATGACTGCACCCGGGTAAAGAGCGCCGGCTGGATGATGGAAAGCTCTTTTATGCCGGCATTGACAGCGCGCACAAGCTCGGTATCCGATGCCCGCGGTGTCACGGCATCGGTATCGTTCAGCGGATCGCGCGCCAGGGTGATGATCGATTGCGGGGTCATTGCGCGGTCCTCAAGTGGGGCCAGGGTTTGGTATGGTCGAAACCTTTGATGTAGTGCCAGTCATCCCCGCGCTCGTAGCCCGACATGCTGATCCACTCATACGGCACAAGGTCGCGTTCCATCAGGTGCGGGTGGTTGCAATCCGAGAACCATCCTTCTGATTCAAGGCCAAGGTGGTAGCCATTCGCTTGCGGCACCCAGCAGAAGATGAGCCGATTCGGGATGTCTGCGAGGCGACACTCATGGCGCATGATCAGGGCGAAGTCGTCGCAATCGCCTTCGTACTGACCGGCGAAGGACTGCGAGAGGATGTCCTTCTTGTCCATCCAGTATTCCGGCTTCTTCCACTTGTCCTCATCGCGGACGTAGGTGAAGGCGTCAAACACGACCCGATGTATGCGCTTGAGGCTGGTGAGTTGTTCAGCAGTCAACGCCACGTTGCCTCCCTTCGATGCACCCCTGCGGAGTAGGCGCAACAACACCGCTCGACTCGAACGGTGTCGGGCCGGTTGTCGCACAACCCGCCAGCAGCAGGCAGATCAAGATGGCGCGGATCATCACAGCCCCAGCGCCGCCTTTTGCGCCCGCCCCCACGCCCGACACGCCTCGGCATGCGCGTTGTACGCCTCAAACTCCGCACTTGGCGCGGTGCGCAGCAGCTTGATCTCGTCGGCCAGGCTGTACTGCGCAGCGATCTTCTCGGCCACCGTCGCGTTGATCACGCGCACCTGCGGGCTTGCCGCCTTGATGGCCTCACGCAGCGGCTCGGAGAGCGTCACCGTCTGGATGCTCGCCGCAATCTCGGCCGGCTGGTCGGCCGGCAGGGTGGCGCCGTCAGGCAGGCTGACATAGGTAGTCCCATCGACTGTAGCGATCTCCTGCCCGAGGCGCTGGTGATTCGGGCCGTCCGGCAGCCGCAGTTCGCGGGTGATCAGGGCGTCGATATGCTTTTGGTAGCTGATGATGGTAGGCATGGTGATGCTCCTTGTATATATCTAGGTTAGTCTGTATAATTGAATTATTAACACACGGAGGCGAGCATGAGACTGGACGATCTGACGGGGCAAAGATTTGGATTGCTGACTGTTGCAGCCAGGACGCAGAATGACTCTCGTGGCCGCGCAAAATGGCTATGCCGATGCGACTGCGGCGGAGAAAGAACGTCGGCAGGGTACTCACTGAAGGCTGGCGATGTTTTGTCGTGCGGCTGCATCCGGTCGGAGGCTATGAGGCGCACGGCGGCAGAGCGCCACAAAGGAAGTCCATTCCAGAAGCATCGAGACAAATACGCGACATGGCGCAACATGATCAGTCGGTGCCATAACCCTGACGACAAGCAGTTCGCGCTGTATGGCGGGAAAGGCGTAGTCGTTTGCGAGGCATGGAAAACTTTTGCCGGTTTTGTTGTTTGGGCAAAAGATAAGCCGGATGGAATGACACTAGACCGCATCGACCCAGCGGGGCCATACACCCCGGAGAATTGCCGGTGGGCCGACCAACTTACGCAGCAAAACAACCGCCGCAGGCATGTGTGGATTGAACACAATGGCGAGCGGCTTACTGCGACGCAACTTGCCCGGCGACTTGGCGTCACTCCGTGGAAGATATACAACGGGATCAAGGATCGCGGCGATCCGCTTTGGTACGTGCGCGACATGGTGTGATAGCGCTTCTGCGCTTCCACGATGAAGCCATACACCGCATAGGCCGTGCGCCGGATTTCCAGCGCGAGGCCGTACTTTTCGTGCTTCGGAAAGTGATTCAGATGAATGTTCATCAGCTTGGCGAATTCCACGAATTTGCGGTCCAGCTTGGCTTCGTCATGGAGCCCCATCGCTATCGCTCAGGGCTCAGAGATACAAGGCCGCGCGAAACCCCACGTCGTAGCTGGAGTTCGGCCGCACAGCGGCGAGATGCAACGCCCAAACCCCGGCGCTCGACGAGTTGCCCCAGTTGTCGCCCGAGAGCGGGCACATTTCGTTCGGCTTGTAGTCGTAGAAGATGTCGTTGCCGAAGGCATTGGTTCCGCCATCGCCCGTGGTCAGCATGCCGCCGACGCCTGCCCAGTTCCAGGCATTGCCGCTGGTGGCTTCGCTGAATACCTGCGTCGCCGCTCCGTAGCTGATGGAGCGATCAGCGCCGGTCTCTCGCCAGACTTGGTAGCTGGTGCCGAGATCGTCATACAGCGCCGCGATGCCGGTCGCGCCCCACAAGTCGGTGGCGAGCGTGTTGCTGCCCGTGACATCCTTCATTCGGGCTGATGTCTTGAGGATGTAGAGGTTCGTGCCATTACTGGTCAGGCCGGGGGTGATTTCCCACACAAGGCCATTGAGATCGGCGACGCCGCAGTTCTGGCCGTTGTGGGTGGATTTCGCCAGCGTGCTGGCGCTGCCGGTCTTGCCGACGCCAGTGTAGGTACCGTTTCCGTCGTAGGTCCAGGTAACGGTGGCATCCTGCGCATCCGACAGGGCGTTGTTGTTATTGCCCTTGGGGAAGTTGTTGGTGGCGTGATACCAGGCGCAGTACGTGGTGGCCGTGCTGGCGCGGGCGTGAGCGTAGGAGAGCAGCGCCAGCGCGGCAAAAATGAACCGGCTGTTGCAGAAGAAGTTCGCGCCACGGGTCTTGGCCGCTGCAATCGCGCCAGCGTAGGTATCCGACGGCGCTCCGGTCAGGTTGCTGAATTGCTCGTTGACCAGCGATCCGCGTGCCGCGCTGGTGAGCACGATGCCGTTGGCCAGGCTGGATGCGGTGCCGGCGTTGTAGCTGGCGATGTACTTGTCGACGAACACGCCGCGCTGTACAGCGCCACCATCGTAGAAGGCCCGGTGCAAGGCATAGCCATCGGCATTCGCAGCCGTGACGTTGATGTAGGCCGATTCGGGCTTGACGACGACCTCGTTGAGCGCGACGCCGTTCGATCCGGTGCCCCACTTGTAGTAGAAGGCCGGAATCCAGCACATAACGCTGCCGTCGGTGTACTGATAGTTGCCGTAGTTCGCCGACGACGGATCGCGGCAGCCCGACATTTCCGACATGCCGGCCGGCAAGGTGCTCGGGCAGATGCCGACACCGAAGCCCTGGCCGCCGGGGGTGCCGATGTTGTTGAGGTAGGACACACGGAGCACCATGCTGTTTTCCGGGCCAAGCAGGCCGACTACGTTTCCTGCGCTATCCAGCGAGTAGGTGGGGATGTTGCCGAGCCCGGTATGCTCTGCCTCGTGCTGATCTAGCACCGTGTTGTATGCCGCGCCAACAGTGAAGGTATCCGGGTGGTGCGAGTAAAAGTCCCTGGCATCCTTTCCGGAAACGTAGTGCGTCGAGCCTGCCGGCATATCCACTACTCGCCCGGTTATGTCGGGGCCTTGGGTGTCAATCAACGCGGTGACGGTTTGAATATCCATGAAGTCGCTCCTATTGGGTGTTGCTACGGTGATTCAATGCCCGCCAACTAGGCAAAGTGAGGTTCTTGCGGGTGAATTGGCAGATCCGCGATCGGCTCGGTATTCCGCCGTATAGATCGCCGCTTCAAACTGGTTGCGGCAATCCTTCACCAGATCGGGCGTCGACCAGTCCTTGCGAGGCTGGGCGTACAGCTTCGCCAGTGCCCCGGCCGCGATCTGGTCTTGGTAGAGGTTGTGGAACTCGTCAGGGTAGGTCGTGGCGGATTGTGAGGGGCGCAGCGCCAGGCGCATGTCGAGCGTTCCCGCCTCGTCCGGCACCCTACGCAGGCCCACTTGGGTATCACTGACAACTACAACCGCTGACGGGCTCCCCTCTTCCGTTTCCCACAGCACAGGGATGGATCCGGCGTCAGGCGTGCTGATCGGCACTTCGTCAAACTCGGCCGACAGCAGCCAGGCAATCGCCGTATTGGCCGGCAAGTCGGATACCGTGTAGTCGGCGGTGCTGGCCACAACGGTAATCTGTGCCGGCGTAAAGCGATAGGCGCGCGACCGGTTGCAGAACTCGACGACCGCCTGAAGAATGGCATCGTCGATCATCGGCAACGGGCAGCCACCCACATGCGGCTGCACCTTGGAACGCAGGGCGGTCAGCGCGGCCATGGCTTATGCCGCCTTCTTTGTCTCGCGGGCTGTCAGTTCAGCGAAAATCTTTTCCCGCAGCTTGTCGGCTGGGATGTTGTTGCTGAACGTGATGCCTTCCTGCCGTGCGAAGTCCATCAGTTGCGGCTTTTCCAGCGTTTGCAGCAGTTCGGCCAGCGTCGGCGGCTGCCCCGCTTCCGCGGCATCGCCCCCCTGGACATCAGAGCCCTTCGCTTCGCCGCTCGTCGGCTCGGTATCGGCAAGCATGACTTCGGCAGGCACCAGCGCCAGCTTTACCGTGCCCTCATTGAGTGCGGCATATTCCTCGGCGGTGGCCATGAAGGTAACCGGGGTGCGACCATCCTCGGACTGCTCGGCCTTCTTGCGCTCGGCTTCCACGTCTAGACTGTGATTGGTCATCAGCGACAGCACTTCGCGCCGGATCTGCGCCTCGTCCTTGCCGTCGATCTGAACCACGCGGTCGAGCTCGCGACGGGCGAAATGCACCAGTTGATCGATGCTCATGCCGTTGAGATTGACGAAGGCAGCAACGTCGTGCTGCTTGTTCAGTGCGCGACCCTTGCCCATGGTTAGGAAGGTTCCGCCATCGGCCGAAATCGGAGCTTCGGCGAAGGAATCCGTATGCACCAGCAACGCCTTGGCCAGCGCGCCGCCGAAGTTATGGACCTGGCCGGGAAACCAGACGGCGCCCGTCTTGCAAACCGTGTCCTCCTGGCGATCCTTCTTTCCGACGTACCGAATCCCGACAATAGTGTTGGTGTTCATGTGGTGTGACTCCTGAAAAGAATCGGGCGGACCCCGTAAAGAGTCCGCCCGTGGTTGCTTGCGCCAGGTATTACTGGACGCCCAGCGCTTCGCCTTCGACCTTGGCGTAGATCGTTCCCGATGCGGCCTCGGTAGCAGCGCCAGTGCCGAACACGATGGTCAGCCACGAATCAACCTCGACCCGGTAGGGCGGGAAGATTTCATAGGTCAGCGTCTCGGCGTTCTGGCCCCAGGCGCCATCTGCTTTGATCGCGGTATCCGCGCCGGAAACGGCGGCGCTGCCGTCAATCGGAGTGAAGCCGATTTTTGCCGTCAGGCTCGGTGCGCCGTTCGAGTCAAGCTCGGTCGTCTTGGTGACGACGCGATGCACGTCCGTGCCGGCTGCGACACGAACCAACTTCACGATGTCCGCGGCATCGATGTCGGCATTGGTGACCGCGACGGAATCGGTGAACACGGACTGATTGCCGCCATCGCTGGAGTAGATGGCGCCCTTCTTGGTGCTGGTAACAGTACCCATGATTTGATACTCCTTCTTGAGTTTGAGTAGCGGCCGACCGAAGCCGGCCGCTTGCTACGCGGTTACTGGCTTAGACCGACTGGCGGGCGGCAACGTCCACCACGATGACGCCGTGATCCGTGGGGATCTTGGTGCCGGTCGAGTCGGGGACGTTGAAGCGGACCTTGGTCGAACCTTCCACGCCGAAGACGGCAAACTCGGGCTCGCGCTCGAAGTTGTGCAGCTTCTCGGCCCAGGAGTAGTGCGTGCCGCTGGCCGCGTCCTTGCCGTAGGCGCAAGCCAGAGCCTGCGCGCCCATCAGGATGCAACGCTCGACGCCGTAGCCCGCCGTCAGGCCAGCATTGACCTGCTGCGCCGTCTCGGTCGCCGTCGCCGCGTTGGCCGACGTGATGATCTTGGCGTAGTCGCTGGGCAGGAAGCGGATGGTGCGCGACATCTTCTTGACGAGGATGCCGTTCCACATGCCAACTTCGCCACGGAACAGCGGGTGCTTGCTGCCGTAGGCCGCGCGGGTAATCGCGTTCTGCTGGAAGGCACGCAGGGAACCCTCGGTCAGCAGTTGCGAATACACGTTCGGCGGGCAGAGCATCACCCACAGCGGCTCGTCGCCAGCGGCGGGGTCATCGGCGATCTGAACCGGCTGCAAGGTCAGGTCCAGGTTGTCGATGATGTTGCGCAGTTGGTCGACATGCGCCAGGGTCAGGTCGTCGGTCGAAGCGATCGAGGCCAGTTGCGCGCCGCCTTGCGTCAGGTTGGCACCATTGACGACGTAATGGCGGTTGTAGGTCGGGGCCAGCACGGGGTTGACCATGATGTCGGCGAAGTCCGCATCGCCACCGGACGAAGCGCCCGAAGCGAACTGCAGCGGAACCACCCAATCATTGCCGTCGGCTTGACCGCGGGCGCCAGCCAGTTGCACCAGCGTGCGCTGCTCGAAGTAGCGAGCGGCCAGGCCAACAGCTTGCGAACGCGCCAGGCGACGCAGATCATGCACGGTGCGCTGCTGCGACATACGACCGCCGGCATTCACCGGGAAGGTCCATTGGTCGACCTTGGCATCCATGTTGCTGAAGGACATCGGCGTGCCGCGGCCCTCGGCGTTGCGGTCGCCCATGATCGGCTTCGCGGTTGCGATGTCGATGCAGTCCATGCGCGCCTGGTCGCCGGCCGTCTTGGTTAGGTCCATGATCTCGACGATCGGCATGCCCGGGCTGGATTGCAGCTTGGACAGCTTGCCGTCGACTTCGGCCATGGTGGGCTTGGGGCCGACCATGTTTCGGAACGTACCGGCCTTCTTCTGAGTTTGCGCGAAGAGCGCGGCGCCGTAGATGAGTGCGGCTTGACTGGAGCCGCTGGCTACGTTGGTTTGTGACATTTGCCTTCTCCTAAAATGAAAAAACCCGCCAGAAGCGGGTTCTCAGTGGGGTGAAAGGCCGGTTAGCGGAGTCGGTTCAGCTTTGCCTCGATCTGCTCGGGGGTCATCGTCATGAATTCGGCAGTCAGTTGTGCCCCGGATTTCCCGAGCATCGCTGCTGCTTCATCAGTAGCCGGCGCGTTTCCGCCGGGGATGTCTCCCAAGGAGTGAGGCGCAGCCGCGCCTGATTTATCCGCTGCGGCGAGTGCCGCGTCGGCCTTGGCTTTCAGTGCTGCGTCGGTAGGTGCTGCCTGCGGTGCTGCCGTTCCAGCCGGGAGAAGGTTGCCGCCATAGAGCGTTTTCACGCCCTGCGCTGCGCGATTGATCAAGTCCGCGGTCGGGAGTCCGACCAGATCGGGATCGTTCTGCAGCGCGCTGTAGGCATCGACCACGGTGTTCCACCTTGCGGCGGCCTTCGGGTCTTTGGCATCCATGGCCGTGCGTAGCGCAACCAGTTCCGGATTGGCCGCGATGGCGGCTTCCTCGGCGTCGATTCGCTCTTGCTCGGCCGATCTCTCCTGCACATCCTGTCCCGCCTTGATGCCTTTCACGGTGCCCGTCAGTTGCTCGATCGCGGCCATCTGCGCACGAATGACTTTCGCCACTCCCGGCAGGTCTTGATCAAGCTGCAACAGGTCTTCCTCGGAGAGCGCAGTCGCTGCGCTATCGGCATCCGGCGACTTCCCTGCCTGCAACTGCTTGACTTCTTCGGCGAGGGCGGCGGCCGTGGCTTCGGCTTGGATGGCGCGGTTACGTTCGCGCTCCAGTACCGAATAGGGGATGGTGTGCTTCCCGTCTTGCGCAAGAACTTCCTTCACGGGTTCCGCTGCGGCCTTGGTGGGCTCGGCAGTGCTTCCCGGCGTGGCTTCCGCGGGCTTCTCGGTCGACTTGCCATCAGCGCCGGGCGTTGCGCTGGCATCGGTATCGCCCTCTCCGACCTTGATTGCGGCGGCGGCATCGTTGGCATTGCCGGCCAGGGCGTCGATTTGGTCGTCGCTCATGTTGGCCAGCAAGTCAGGGTTTGCCGCAAAGTTCGTGCTGCTGCTGGGTGCTGCTGGTGCTGCTGCAGGGGTTTGCATCGCTGTTTCTCCGTCGCGGGTATTCGCCGCGGCCCATATCGCTGGGCTGCGTAGGAGGGTGTCTGAAACGAAAAAGCCGCCCGGAGGCGGCCTGCTCTTGGTGGCCTTATCGCTGGCCGTGCGTGGTAAATCGAATCTCTAATCGTCGTCAGTCATCATGACGAATAGCGCCAACATGGCCGCCTCGTCATCCTGGCGTTGTCGCGCCTTGAGCGCTGAGGCACTGGTAATCTCGGTGAGAGCCTTCTTTGTCAAAAGGAGGCTGTTGCTTGCCTCGTTGATGCTTTGGAGAAGATGCACCGCGTGCGCAGTGTCCGATTCCTCTCGCTGTTTGTCGGGCGCAGTAGTCCCGACACCATCATAGGCGGCTGAATCAGCTTCAATATCGATTGATTCATCGGGAATGTGCCCGCTTTTCTGGTTGTCTTTTGAGTACCACGGATAGGCTGGTGCCGCTTCTCGTATGGAGATCGGCTTTTTGCTTTTCTGCCGCGTCTTTCCTCCAGAAGTCGGCGCTGGCGGTACGGCGCCATCCAGATACAGATACGCCTGCGCCGTACTCGTGCCCGCTGCGCTGCCGGCGATCCAGGCCACCGCCGACAATGTGCCGTCAACGCTGCAACTGCCAGCGGATGTACCGCGCAGGGCGTTGGGGTCGGTGGCCTGCTGCCCCCACGCATCGCCCCACGATGCGCCCCAGCTATCGAGCCAGGACGATGCCATTTAGAGCGGCCCCCACTCCGTGCCGGGTTGACCGTTGCCGTCGACGGCGTAGCCATTGACCTTGCGCACGTCGGCGTGGATCGGCGAATCTTGCGCGGCGGCGATCACGGCCGCGGCCAGGTTCTCTGGCGACAGGTCGGTGAATGGCGTGATGCTGCCGTACAGCCGGCCGGTGGCGTAGCGCGTCAAGGTCGCGGTGCAGCTTCCTGCCGCCGTGCCGTAAGCCCAGGCTAGCGCGCCAATGGTGGCTCCGGCCGTGCAGCTTCCGGCGGTGCTGCCGGCCGCAGCAAGCGAGGCGACTACGTTGCCACTGACGCTGGCGCTGCCGGCCGCTGTGCCGGCCAGGCTGACGACGAGCTGCAGCGTGGCCTGCGCCGTGCTGGTGCCGTCTGCCGTGGCGGCAATGTTGCGGCCGCTGGCCAGTGACAGCGTGGCGGTGCTGCTGCCTTGCGCTTCGTTGTGGCTCGACAGGCCGCCGGCCTTGATCGGCAACTGCCAGGCGATCGGGTGCAGCGCGCCATGCGGTTTGGCCGCCCGGTTGGTGACGCCGGATACCGTGTGCTCTCCGGCGCCGAAGGCGAAACGCTTGCCGCCGGTGTCGAACACCGAGCGCCGGCCATACGCGCCGGCCTGGACGGTAAAGCGCGACAGGCTGGAAAGGACGTTAGCCCCGTTACGGATCAGCGCCATCAGCGTAGCACCCCGGCGGCTTCCGGATAGCCGGCGGCTTCCACGGCCGCGGCGTCGAGCTCTTTTTGCTTGGCCACGATCAACGCCGCCAGCGTGAAGGTGTTGCCATTCCACGCCGCAAAGTCGTTGATGATGTCGAGAATTGATTTGTGCATAGTTATCCGCCGTAGGCCCAATCCGCCGAGACCAGCACCGGGCTGGTGGTGGTGGTGGCACCCGTCTGAAAAAGCAGGAAACGCAGGCAAGCGCCATCCTTGATCTGCGGCATCGAGGGCAACTGATTGACGAAGTCGCGCTCGGTCAGCACGCCGCTGGCCGGGATCGGGATCTGCCACAGCGGGCGCACCAGGTGCAGCACCAACTGTCCGCTGCCGGTGTAGGCGGTGCCGCCGGTCAGGGTAAAGCCTTCCAGATCCTTGATGCCGACATCACCCACAGCCAGCGGCAAGAATGGGCCGTAGCGCGTGGCGGCGTTGCCGCTGTGCGGCACCATGCCGGTGACGGGCGTGGCGGCGAAGCCGACCGTAGCCGGCGCCGTCTTGCCGGTGGTGCCGTCGCTGTTGGTGTAGGTGAATACGGTCAGGTTCGGGCCGCCGGCAGTGGGTGCCACTTCAGTGCTGAAGTAGGCGCGCAGCCCGACGCCGTTGGCGTAGCGGTCGACCTTGGCGGCGGTGTTACTGATCGGCGTCATGGTGATGGTGCGTCCGGTGGTGCCGGTTACATCGGCGCCGGTGATCGGCACATAGCCGATCTGATCGACGCACATCAGCACCCAGGGCGCACCAGCGGCGGCGAAAGCGTAGGCGCTGGCGTTCAGAAAATGCTTGGTGGCGGTGGAAACATCGCCGCCGTGATACACCGCGCCACCAGAATAGGTGTCATCCGTCGGCACGAATGTGAGCGAGGTTCCGGCGTAGGCATCGACCGGAGTGGAGCCGGTGGCGGTGCCCAGGTCCGTCCATGTGCCGGCGACACCCGCCACCGCGGTGGTCTTCTGGTAGTCGATGCGGCCGGTTTTGCCGTTGACGGTGATCTGGTTCAGCAGGTCGTCTTGCGATGTAAAGCCCATGTCAGTGACTCCAGACGGTTTCGATGGTGCCGACCAGCGGCGAAGACGCCAGGCTGCCGGCAGCGCCTGCGCCGAGCAGGCCGAGGAATGCGCCATCCTTGATTTCAGGGATGCCCCCGCGCAGGCGGCAGGATTCTTTTTCCACGGCCGCGCCCAGGCCCGCCACGGAGGTGGATTCGAGGACGAAGGTGGTTTCGATCGGCTTGACCAGCACCACGGCGCACAAGCCGCCGTTGGCCACCGAGAAATTGACCCAGTTCACCGACTTGACACCGCGCACGCCGGCATTCAGCGGCACGAAGGGCAAGAGGCCGGTGGTGGCGCCCACCGCCGAGACCAGCGCGCCGGAAGGCTGCGCTGCGGCGCAGAACATGCTTTCCGTGGTATAGGCGATGTCGTCGGTGCCGGTGTAGTTGATCGTGAAGCGCCCGCCGCCGACGGTGGGCGATTGCGCCACCACCATCATCTGCACACCGATGCCGTCGGTGTAGCGCGGCAGGGGCGTGGTGTTGTCCAGCGTCTGCTCTTCGCCGGCCGCATCCATGTCGACGAACGGGTAGTACAGCAGGTAATCCAGCAGGAACAGCGGCTGCGCGCCGGAAGTGGCGCCACTACTCATCACCGACAGGCGGTGCAGATAGAGCCGGTCGGTGCCGCTCATGCGCGGCACGATGATGCCCTTTTCCGGCTCCAGCACGGTGGCCACCAGCGGGCTGGCGGCGTAGTAGTTGGGGATCGGGTTGCCGCTGGCGTAGGAGTAGTCGAACCACTGCCCGGCAATAGTTGCCGTAGCGCTCGGAACCTTGCGAAAGGTGCTGATGCCGTACTGCCCCGCATCAAACGCGGCAGCCAGGGCGCGGTGGTTCTCGAACACGATCAGTCCTCGGTGATGTCCAGATCGCCGGCCGCGAACTGCGGCTGGATGCCGGAGGACACGGCGAGCGAAGACGTCAGCGCGCCGGAGTACAGCAATTTTCCGGCGCCCGACGCATCGGTGCCGACACCGAAGTGCGTCAGCGTGGCGCCGGTGACGCCGCACTGCGCGAATTGCACCAGGGCGGCATTGGCGACAGCGTTGCCGCTGACCGTCCAGCCCGCCCCGCTGCGCGCCACCGCGACGCGGGCATAGTTGGTGTAGGCGGTTTCGTTGGTCGTCTGGTCACCAGCATCGGCCGGGTCGGCAGTGTGCAGGCTGACGTACAGGCTGCCGGCGGTGGCGGAATTCTGCAGGCCCGCCGCATCGCCAATCAGGGTAATGTCGGTGTTGTTGAAGACCAGCAGCAGCAGGTCGTTTTCGAAGGTGTTGGATTTGCTCATGGCTTACTCCTTGTCTTTATCGTCGGATTGAACTTGCATTTCGTAGCTGCCGTCCTTGTTCTTCTTCATCGTGGCCGTCTTGCTTCCGCTCGATTTCTCGATCGTGATCGGGATAGTGATGTTCGGAACAATGGACTCTTCTTTCTCGGGGCGCTGATTCTTGATACTCGAAAGCTCATTCATGACCGCTGTAATCTGGTCACTGAACGCCTGCATCTGCTTGCCAAGATCGGCTCGCAGTTGTTCCCCTTGCGCCTTAGCCTCGGCTTCGACTTCCGCCGTGCGAACCGCTGCGTCCGCCTGTATTTCCGCGATTCGCACGGCGCTTTCGCTATCGCCTTTTTTGTTCTCGGCTGCCAACGTGGCGCTTGCAAGGGCGTCATTGACCTCTGCCAGATTTCTTTCGTATTCGGCCTGCGTCTCCGCGAGCCTCTGCTGCATAGCCTCGCGCTCTGCGGTCGCCTGCTGGATGATCTGCTGAAGTTGCGCGGCAAGTTCTTGCTCTCTGGGTGATGCAGCGGATTGGCTGGCTTCAAGGTCATGTTGCAGACGTGCAGCCTCGGCAGATACCTTCTGGGCGTCGGCATTTTTCTTGGCGTTATCAGCCTCTTTCCCGGCAAGGTCGAGTTCAATGGCGCGCTGCTGGAGCGCTGCGGCCTGAGCCTGCTCTGCCTGCGCTGCCTGCATCGCTTGGGCTTCTTCCGGCGTCTTTGGGGCTTCCTGATCGCCCAGGTTCAGCGCCTTGCGCAACCGCTTCACGATCTCGCCGCGCTCTGGCAGGTCGGTAGCCGCCATCACGAAGTCTAGAACCAGACCCTGGAACTGCGGCGGCAGGCTCTTGGTGATCTCGGTCAGGGCCGACAGGCGCTGCTGGCGGTAGCTGGCGGTGCCAGGCACATCGGACAGCGCCACCTTGAGCCGTGCGCGCTGCACGTCGTTGGTGAGCATGCCGCGCTCGTCGGGTACGTTGAGCTTCACGGTCTTGGCGCCGTTGATCTCGTTGTCGATCTTGACTTCGGTGGGCTTGTCGCCGATGTCCTCGATAATCAGCGACATCAGCAGGTCTCCGACCTGGCGCCGCGCGAACTGGTAGTTGTCGAAAATCTCGGCCAGCGTCTGTGTGCTCTGCTCGACCAGGGTATTGGCGGCAATCCCTGAGATTGCGCCCTTCTGGTTGCCCTCGAACGAGGCATACACGCCGGCCACGTTCTTCAGCGCCTGGCGCTTGTCCTGAAGCGCGCTGTACTGCTGGGCATTCAACTGGAAGTCGGTTTCGACCAGGAACTTCCCGCCCGCTTGCAGCTTCTGCGCATCCAGAACATGCATTGCATCTGGCCGCGCCGCCTCGCGCCGCACCGTTTCTGGCGAATCCTTGGTAACTCCCTCGGTCATGGTCACACGCTTGGCCGCCAGCAACCAAATCATCTTGGTGTTGCGCGCATTTACCTCGTCCTGCAGCGGCTTCATGGCCCGGATCAAGCCGTAGGGCACGCCGGTCATGTCCTCCCGCTTGCCGAAGAACGGCACATAGGGGAACTTGTCGTGCTTGTACGGCGTTGGCATGTCGGCCAGCTTGTGCGGACCGACGAACCACGCCAGGCGAACCTTGGTGTAAAGCGCCGACTTGACCTGCACCAGATCGTAGGCAACAGCCTCGATATGGTCGCGGTTCTTCCGGTCGAACTCGATTACCCGGCCGTCGGGCGTCTTCAGCACATGGCCACGGATCCAGCGGCGATACCAGACTTCAGACAGGCATAGGCGCTTCCTGAAGGTATCGCGCCACTCCTGTTCCTCATGGGTCCAGCCGCGCTCCCTGCCGTAGTCCATGGCCAGGCCGGTACTGCGCCCGCCATCGATCAGCATGGTCGGGTCCATTCCGGACCAGCCGGCGCCAGACAAATTCAGCAGTTCAGCCTTCTCCGGGAAGGACTTTTGCACCACATCAACGTCATGCCAGCGCTTGCGCACCAGGTAGCGCCAGTCCAGGGTGTCGGGGCGCTTGCCGCGGAAGTCCCAAAAGACTTCATTGCGATGCACGAATCCAACACGGTATGGATAGAGGAATGGATTGTGCTCGCGCGCAACCTCAACCCAGCCGAGCCCGGCCTTCACCTGGGCGGCAAAGCTATCCGAGCATGCGCGATCGGCCATCGACTCGGACTCGGCCTGCTTCATCCGGTAGTTCATCGCCTCGGCAACTTCGGAGAAGTCCTCGTCGGCGTTGGTGGCGATCTTCCAGTCAAGTCGCGTCTTGGCTTCCAGGCCGAGCACAGCGTCGACCGTCGGCGCCACCAGATTCTCGATGATGGGCGCCATGCCCAATTCCCGCATGGCCGCCAGCGTTTCGGAGTCAAGCTGCATTCCGTCGTAGTAGTCAGCCTCGATGTCGGCATTGACGCGCCAAGCCGGCTGCTCCCGAATCTCCGACAGGATGTTGGCGAACTCGACCGGCTCCATTTCGGTAGCGGCATCGATAGGTGCCGAAGCGGACACGATGCGCCCGCCTTCCGCGCCCTGCTCGATCATCGAATTGTGCATATCGCCCATGGGTGTCCTGTGGTTGTTACATCATTGCGCGCCAATTGTATTGGCGCTGTTTCCCCTGCCGTTGCTCTACCGGCGCCACCGCGGCGAACGCCTTGCTCATCCAGCCGTAGCGGGACGCTGAAAGCAGATCGTCGTACAGCGCCACAATCTTTCCGTCCTTGCGGTGATAGACGCGAAACTCGGCGAACCAGTCCTCCAGGTGATCGAACACCTTGAACCGGCCCGCGTTCATGTCGTCCAGCATGCCGAGAACCCCCGCCTCTACCGACTGGCGAATGGCTTTCGTCTCGTCCGGCGTACCCTCCGGGGCGTGCTGCGCGTGCTGCGCCAGCATGTTCAACCCACGGTCCCGGTACTGCCGCTGCAGGACGATGCCGCTACCCTTTTCGTGCTGGTGACCATCGTGCGGCCAGGCCACCGGCATCCAAGCATCCTTGCCGCAGCGCGGCTTGACTGCATCCACATGCACGGCCGGCGTTGCCTCGCTGATTCGGTAGGCGTCATAGACATAGGTCGTGTTCGTATCCATGTCGAAGGCCAGCCAAACCGCTGCAAACGGGTGGTCATACCCGAAATCAAGCGCGCAGATCCTAGGCCAGTGGTCCGGAATCTTGAAGGCCGGAACCTTGATGGCCGCTTCGGATACCGGAAACACCCGGCCAGACCCCAGCACCGGAATACCCTTTGCCCGGGCCTCCCGTTCATGCGCCGGGAAGCTCGCCACAATCTTCGCCCGCTCCGCCTCCGGGATGTGCTCGGCGTCGTCGATGGTCATGTTGGTGTCGCTGCGATCCGGCCCGCAATTCGGGATGAACCGCATTACTACCTTGGACATACCCAGCAACGGCGTGAAGCTCATCGCCGCCATGCCGCCCGTCGCGATCGTCCGCGCCAGGCCTTCGTCGTAGATGTCTTCCGGCGGCTCTTCGTCGAACCAGACAAAATCTACCGGCGGACCCTGCCATTTGCGCCGGCCCTGCGCGTAATACTTGAAGCGTAGCATCGACCAGCCATCGAACCGGCCATTGGTGTAATGCCGGATCCTGATGAAGTCGTACAGGTCGGCCGTGCCGCTGGCCATACCGTAAAGCCCATCGCCACCCAGGCAGCGCTTTGGGATAGCGCCGGTCCCCTCTTCCCCAGGCATGCCGAGCAACACGCGCTGCGGGTTATCCCGCGTGCTTTCGCCCGTTTCCGACGATGCCCATACAACAACCGGCCGCATCCAGCGCCTGCCTACCCAATCATCGGGGTAAAGCCCGGTCAGGTGATATGCCGCCTCGCAGCCAATACAGAAGCTCTTGCCATTCTGGTTACCAGCGCGCAGCAGGCGTTCGCGCTTGGTCTTTCCGGCGGCGTGGAACTGCCGTTGCTTCGGGTACGGCCGGTAATCCTCCAGGCGGCGCTCTCGCCGGGCCTGCGTCGCCTCAGTGAGTAAAGCGGCCGCCTGATCCGGCGTCAGACTGTTCAGCCATTCCAGCGATTGCACGCAGTTTCCCTTCAATTTCCGCCAACTTCTCTCGCGGAATAGCATCAAACAATCCAGCCTTCTGCTGGTTGTCGCGCTCGAATGATCCAAGGTGCTTCATCAGTTTTTCGAGGGCGCTGTTCTTGTCCCACAGCTTTATTTTCTTCACTCGCGTGGTGACTTCGCCATCAATTTCGACCTCGCCGACCTCGATGCTGGCGATCGCCGCGCGTACCTCGGCGGGAATGTCGTTGATCGGGAGCAAATTACCCTTCCCATCAAACAGCCTTGCCGGGTCCAAAAGACCAATCCTAGCGGCCTCCTGAATCACTTGCGCCTCGGTTACGCCGCTCTTTTCCTGCGCAACCCGTGCAACATTCGCCTTTAATTCCTCAATTCTTGCAGCGACCTTTGCAACTTTTTGCAGTTTTGATGCAGCGCCATGCGCTCCATTTGGACTAAATCCGGCCGCAACGTATGCAGCAGTAGCGTTCTCGCCCTTTGCAATAAGGTGTGCAAATTGCTCATGGCGGGGATTGCTGAGGATCACTTGATCACCCACACAGTCCCGATGATCGTTGTCGCCACCGTCAGCAGCACGACAACGCCTTGGCGAATCAGCGCATCACGCGCGGCGCGCTTGTCGAGTCTGGCGTTCTCTTTGGCGTCGGCTGCTTCCTTGGCCTCTTCGCGCATCTTCTTGGCCGCCCACTCGCAACCGATTTCGCAATCGCTAGCCATACGTTCCTCGATCCAATCGTGGTGTTTGTCGTGGCGCAGGTTGTGGCCATTCAGCACGGCCTCGCGCAGCCCTTGCTCATCGCCGCGCAGAGCGTCGATCTTTTTGGCCAATGCTTCGATCCCGGCCAGGTTCGCCTCGAACACCCCGAGCAACAGCATCAGGGTTGTGCGGCGGTCCTCGTCGTTCTCCCGGGCGATCTTGGCTTTGAGTTCGGCTGCGACATCAAAGGGCGGCATCACTTCACCCCGCCCTTCCACTTATCGAAGCTGCGGAATCCCAGGTAGGCGCCGGCGGGACTGAGCAACAGCATCGCCAATTCCATCACGGCGCCGGTCTGGGTCAACCCGAAGGCCTTGGCCGCCTCGAATCCGATGATGTAGCCCACCGTCGCGTACCACGACTGCCGCGCCATCATGGGGCGCGTTTGCCGAACGTACTCATCCTGCGCGTTGTCGCCGCTGCGGATGGTTTCCTGCTGCTGACGATGGGCTTCCTGTTCATCATTCAGCCTGGATTCCTCCATGGCCTGAATGTGCTGGCGGATGCTGTCGGCCTCGCGGTAGGCCAACTCTTTGAGCTTGATCATCGCTTCGGGATTCGCTTGCAGGTATTGCATGGCCTGCGCGGGGTCCGTGGTCCCGGTTGCCGAGCTCACCAGCGCAATGCCGGACGATATGGCGCCCGGCAGGTTCCCGGAGAGCAACGACCCGACCAGGGCGGCCCCCGGGCCAGCGTTCTTTGCCAGCCAATCGCCTACGTCAGACCATTTCATGCCTGGCAATCCTCAAATTCGCATTGAAATGTCGGCAAGTCGCCGACCTTATCCATGAACTCGGCGAAGCCGGCGCCGGACTGCGCGATGGCGAGCCGGCCGTCGAGCTTCGCAAAGCTCTCGCCGATCGCGACACAACCCTCCAGGTCGGTTTCCCAATTCCCCTTGTGGAACAGCAGCAGGGAATGCCCGGCGACTCCGGTAATCTCGAACGTCTGGTATCCGCCGCGGTTGAACCGCCTCGGCAGGCAGGTATAGCGCCCGGCTGGAATGATGGGCTCAAAGTTGGCGAATGACCGTTCAAGCGTGACCGCGAACGGCACGCCCAGGTAGAGCATGGCGCCGAAGACTCCTTCATCCAGCTTGGCGATACGCTTGACGGTCAAGAGAGCGGTCATTCTGGCCTCGCAAAAGAAAAGCCCCGGACGGTTCGCAGCCAGTCCGGGGCGTGACCTGATTGAATTGGCAAACCCTATCAGGTAGTAAATGCATGATAGCCATCCGCTATCGTATAGTCAAGCAGTGGCAAACCCGCATCTTTGACCTTATTACCGGAGCAACCTGCATTGGCAGGGAGGTCTAGGACGCTGGATCGATGCCCCGCCGAAATTCCCTCTCAACGGATCGCGCAGTGCTTTATTTATCAGGTCGGCGTGTCGTGCCGGTGCCGCTTATCCGCTTTCGCGGGTCAATTTGATGCTTACCTGTTTATCGCTTGCCCTGCGAGGCTCGCGCACCCGGTTTGCCAGTTAGGTGATTCGGTTTCTTGCCGTGCGGCCCCGAACATAGGCCCATCAACTTTAGGCGCGGCTGGCCGGAAAGCAAAAAGCCACCGCAAGGGTGGCTATGTGAAATTTTGGGCGCAATTGTCCCGACGCCGAAAATTCTAACGATTTTTCACCCTATGTCAACACCTTTCGTTTGTGCGGTGCGTCAAACCGCAATCCCCCTACGTTTAGCCTCAATCAAAAACACCGTGCAGCCCTCGGCCAGCATTTCCGACGGATTC